TACCCTGCGGGAGTATGCCCAAGGTGACGTGCCAGAAACGGACCCTGACTACTTCGACAAGGAGCTTGGCCATAGCGAGATGCCTTATGAGCCGGACACCTATGAGCATGGTGGGAAGACCTGGATGGCCGAAGGACACCATCGCACCGTAGTAAAGAGGCTGGCACGATAATGCCCATAGCCCAGTTTGACTTCCACCTCGACGTCGCTGCCGACTGGCAGAAGGTGATCCGGCTACGGGACAGCGGCAGCGGGGCGCTCATCGGCTTGCAGGGCGCCGTCATGGAGATCCGCAATCAGAACTACGTCCTGGCCCTGCGGCTGGACAGTGACAGTGGTCGGTGCGTGATCCTGGGCGACGGCGCCTCCATCCAGTTGCACATCCCTCCCGAGGACAGCTACGCCTACCTCCGTAGTGGAAACTACCCCGGGCGCCGTGCAGGCTGTGGGCATCTGGGGCATCGGGCGGGCCTACGTCTACGACCTGTTCGTCCTCTACGCCACGGGCGTGCAGGACCGCATCATGCGGGGCTTCTTCTACGTCGACCCCAACATCACCCAACCCATCGATCCCAACACCAACCTGGCGCTCACTATCGGACAGCGAGGGAGCTACGGATGAGCAACGTCGTCATCACCAACCCCGCCCCCGAGGTCATAGAGATCCTCACTCCGGGGCTGCCGGGACCGGGTGGCCCTCCTGGGCCTCAGGGTCCAGGCGGCGTGCAGGGTCCGGCTGGCGGAGCGGGACCCGCTGGGCCAGCCGGTCCAGTAGGACCCCCGGGTGGATTCACCATTGCCGGTGTGGTCAAGGACACCAGCTACCTCCCGGCAGTGCCAGATGCCAGCCAGGCAGGCATGGTCTGGTTGGTGGGCACCACCAACCCCGACGTCTATTACTACGACCCAACCGCTGGATGGCAGACGCTGCCCATCGCCTCCGGCCCGCAAGGACCACCGGGAGACATAGGAGCGACTGGCCCCCAGGGCGTGCAAGGGGCAACCGGACCAGCCGGACCGCAGGGGCCAGTCGGCGCCCCGGGAGAGAACGGGGGGATGGATCAACTGGTTCCTCCGGTATGGCAGGACGGAGGCTCCCTGCTACTGGCGCCCTGGAGGAACGTGCCCGGGTCCAGCACCACCTACTTGATCGACGCCTGGGGTCGCTGCCAGCTACACGGCGAGGTCTACTACCCGAACACCGATCCCCCTGACGCCACGCCCATAATGATGTGCCCACTCGGGACGACCCCGACGCAGGACTACACGCAGGTAGCAGTGGAGGACTGCGAGCCAGCGCGGATGTATCGAGTGGACATACGCACGGATGGCAGAATCTACCTGCGGTACCCCGCCCTGAACACCACCGGGCAACTCTTCCTTGACAACATTAGCTGGATCATCCCCCCTAACTCATAAGGAGCAACCATGTCCACCACCGAGCCCGAAGGCCCAGGCATCGAGACTGAGAGGTCCGCAGAGGTCACCACCGAGAGCGGCACCGAGATCAGCCACGCCGAGCAGACGGCTGTCGAGATGCCGTCCGAGGAGGACGTTCCTCCCGGCGCCGAGGACCCCGCTGCCGAAGATCCCACCCCGTAAGGAGTCACATGGAAAGAGATCGATCACGGAACCCCGATCCCGAGCTCTTCGACCAAGACAACATCGACTGGCCCAAGCCCCGTGAGGACATGGAGCGGGAGCCATCCCATGACGCCACCACCCCCCTGGACGATGAGGAGGACCGGCGATGGCTGCGCTGAATCGCGTCGCCATTCCATCGCCCAACTACTCCAGCCGGGGCGGATCAGCCGTCAACCTGATCGTCATCCATACCGCTGAGGGATCCAGAACGTACCAGTCGTTGGGAAACTTTTTTGCGTCTTCGTCAAGCGGTGTCTCCAGCCACTCCGGCATCGATGACACCGCTGGCACGATTGGGGTCTACGTAAAACGAGCGGATAAAGCCTGGACAGCCGCGAATGCGAATCCACAGGCTGTACAGGCTGAGCTATGCGCCTTCGCCGCCTGGGACAACGCCGAGTGGCACAGGCACCCCAACATGCTGGAGAACTGCGCTCGCTGGGTGGCTGAGGAAAGCGCAGCCTTTGGCATTCCCATCGTCCGGCTCAACGCCGCTCAGGCTCAGGGTGGGGGCCGCGGCGTGTGCCAACACATCGACCTGGGTAGCTGGGGGGGCGGTCACGTTGACTGCGGCAATGCCTTCCCCATGGATGAGGTCTTGGCTATGGCCGGGGGCCAGCCTGGCACCGCACCCACGCCTCCATCACAACCAACCCAGCCACCAAAGCCAGGGGGTCCAGCCCCACCCTTTCCCTACCCAAGCTCCGACTACCTGGGGCAACCGGACCCCGATCCACATTGTCATTCCGGCTTCTACGGCGGCGTGGATACGACGAACGTACGCACCTGGCAACAGCAGATGGCAAGCCGGGGATGGCACATCGGGGTAGACGGTCAGTACGGCCCTCAGTCAGAGGACGTGTGCCGCTCGTTCCAGGCCGAGAAGGGCTTATCAGTGGACGGGCTGGTTGGTCCGCAAACGTGGGCGACTAGCTGGACCGCCGCTGTGACCTGATGTGGTCAAACCTGAAGCGATGGATCAACAAGGTGTACCGCCGTGGTCATTACGACGGCGACGATCCATTGGGCAAGAAGACCAAAGACGAAGAAGCTATCGTCCTACCGGACAAGATCACCACGTCGGCTCCCATCATTACCACCTTAGAAGAGCCGAATGAGTTCGGTACCGGGCCGGGCCAAGCAAGATGAATGAACGTCACCGATCTCATCGCTCTCCTCACTGGCATAGCCGGGATCATCACGGCCATAGGAGGCGTCCTGCTAGCGATCAAGTCAGTCCGCAACAAGGAGCGCAAGGCAGCCAAGGAGGAGTTCGACAACATCAGCCAGATGCTGTCTGACGAGCGTCGGCTACGCATCGAGGCGGAACGACACAACTATGACCTTGCGCTCCTGTTAGCGGAGCATGGCATCAAGCCTCCGAGACAGGACAACAATGGGATGGATCCGAAGGGTCTTTAGTAGCGGTGCAGCGTTGCTCCTCATCGCCGGGGTGTTGTTCGTCGTCTGTGCTGCGGCCCTGATCTCTGGATCTTCCCCGCCTCAGCCTGAGCCTGCTGTGGTCGTAGGACCAGGAGGCGGGCCAGGGCCAGCGGGACCAACAGGTCCAGTGGGGCCACCAGGCAAGACAGGGCCGCAGGGGCCAGCCGGGAGGAACGGGACCAATGGAACTACAGCAAGCGGTACGACGGGCACAGGAGCTAGTGGACAGATTGGAGCAACTGGAACAGCAGGTTCTACAGGTCAAGCAGGAACTACTGGAGCTAGTGGAAGCACTGGAGCAATAGGTGCAACCGGAGCGCAGGGTCAACAGGGTGCAACTGGCACGGCTGGCAACACCGGATCTATTGGCCCTGCTGGGCCTCCCGGTCCCGCCGGAGCGACCGGAGCTACGGGGAAGGCCGGTGCGACCGGATCACAGGGGGCCACAGGAGCTACCGGGGCTAGAGGATTGACAGGGCCGCAAGGACCGCAAGGTGCAACCTGCCCCAGTGGGTACACCCTCCGTCCCATCTCCGTCAAGGAGAAGAGCCAGGTTCTCAACTTCCTGGCCTGCCAACACTAAGTGCTGTCGCCCAACAGCCGCGCCGGGAAGACGTCATCAATGTAGCCAGTGGCGCCCGCCATCAACGGATCCAACTGAGCCGAGGCGCCAATCAGATCGGCCAGCTTGGGCCAATCGAAGAGGGGGTTGTTGCCGTGCGACCGGGCGTCGATGAGCATGTCGGTGTCCCCCACCAGGGCGACCGCCGCCTTGGTGGACAACTCCGAGATGATGTTGAGCTCGGCGTCGCCAACCAGCGTTATGGTGGCAACGTTCTGCACCGTGGCCGACAACACCATGGTGCTGTGGCCGTGCAAGAAGACGACGACGACGTTGCCGACGATGTTGATTGATGTCGTGGCCGACATCGTCACCTGGGCGTAGACCTGGACCGGGGAGGCCGACACGGTCATGGAGGCGTGCGCCGCCATGCTCACCAGCGCCGGTCTGATCACCGTTCCCACGATCTGGGCGCTGGCGGCGGCAGCCATTCGCATGCTGGCCAGGCGAATCCTGGTGGCAGCCACCACCATGGAGGCGCTGACATGCATGGCCACCTGGGAGGTGGTGCGCGTCGTGGACGCCACCGTCATGTGCGCCGTCGCAGACATGGGCATGCCCACGCCTATGACACGGACACCCTGGACCGTGAGGCCGGACACCCCATGCAAGGCGACAGCGGAGAACTGTTGGACATGGGCAGCCACGATCAAGTTGCTGGCGCCATGGAGGCCAACAGAGGCCAAGTGAGTGACCGTCCAGCCCACCATCGTCAGCCTCGCCGTTGCCCTCAGGGCCACATTGGCGTGCTGGAAGGCGCCGGACGTCGTCACCAGAGAGGAGTTGACGACGAATCCGACCCCAGCCCTGATCAACACCGGAGAGGCTGTTGGAGTCAGACCGCTGATTGCCCTGAGGATCAGGGAGGCCACCTGAGTGACTGTGACATCAGAGGTCAATGAGGCTCCGCCCTGAAGCAGTACGCCGCCCTTGCCCACCGCAGAGACAGAGAGGGTCAGGGTGGTGCCAACCTGCATGTAGACCCCGGCCAGTGGGATCACTGATGCCTGCGTCACCATGGTGGTGGAGGCCGACATCGCGGTGGCAGCCATGGACAGCGGTGAGGTAGTGACCAGCATGTCGCTCTGTGCCAACAGGGACAGCACACCGACCGGCGTGGCCGTGCCGGTGACCACCCACCCAGCAGTTGACGCCATAGACACGGATGCCACTGCCACTGCCAAGCCACCCGGGCTCAGGCTGGCCGTGGCCGACAGAGCCGCCGCACCAAGCTGAGCGGCAGCCACGGTGAGTTGCGCCGTGGCCGCATAGGCCACGTTGGCCACCCGGATGATGCTGGGCTGATTGGTGAGGGCGGCACTCGCCGCCAGGGCCACGCTGGCTACCTGCTGGACCTGGGACGCCATCACCAGCGACGTGCTGCCCACCAGGGCCACAGGCGCATTGGTGGCGCCCGCCGCCGCCACTGTCAGGCTGGTGCTACCCGAGAGGGCAGCAGCAGCGAACTCCTGCACCCGACCCGCCGGAGTGAGGTTGGCCGTGGCCGACAATGAAGCCACGCCCAGACGGGTCAGAGCCGCCGCCACATTGAGGGTGGTGCCACCCGCCAGGGTCACCCCGGCTAGCTGATTGACGGACGCCGCCATGATCATGGAGGCGTTGCCCACGGCATTTACGCTGGCGACCTGCTGTGGGCGACCAGCCGACGTCAGGCTGGCAGTGGCTGCCTCCGCTACCGACCCACCCGCTATCTGTACTACCGAGGCGACCGCAAGGCTGCCGTTCGCGTTGAGCCCAGAGGCGCCCGTGACCGTCTGATAGTAGATCCGAGAGTAGTTAAGCGGATAGGGCCGAGACATGAGGCTGATTAAGAGATCGGGGCACCCGTGGAGTCGTAGTACAAAGAGGCCACCACGGGAAACACGTTCTGACATTGAGCCAGGATCTGTAGGTCACCGATCTTGGACGAGTCGATGGTGCCATCGTCCATGTCCACCTCAGAGTCGAACTGTGGCCCTGCGGCAATCCCCTGCAACATGGCTACGGTCTGGGCGCCTTCGTTCCTCAGCAAGGCTCGCGCCAAGGCGGCGACATCGACGGCAGAGTCATTGAGGAAGCCATTGGACTGCTCGATAATGCAGGACCGAGATCGCCGCCCGAAGTCAATGTCCTCAGTCAACAGCGCATAGGTCAGGTAGCTCATGTCACTCCTTTCATCAGCCCGTCCCCCGGTATTTCAACTCCATCCAGTTATAATATGACGACGCTGTAGCCAACGCCAATGAGGCACTGTTATTTACCTGTAGCTGTGCAAAATCACCAGCGTTGAAGTAGCCCGAATAGTGAGCCAGAGCAGTCATGCCAATAGCCGAAGCTGCGATTGTCTGCCCAACCGACACCATTACTCCACCGACGTAGATACGGTTTTGTATGTATTGTGCAGCAGCCGTGGCGGTGAAGCATATCTCCGTGTCCACGTCGTAGATGCCAGCCACCGGAGCAGTGAGGACGGTTGCATTGCCTGCCCCGCCCCAAAGCCCGTAGACATCACGGGTCACCGTGTCCCAAGACATAGTGACACCGGATGTGGTCAAGGCTGCGCTGCGCCAGACACGGGCGTACAGGACATCCCTGGCCCTCTTCCAGGCTCCAGCGTTCACACCGTTGGCGGCTACCCAGACGTCGCCCAAGGCGTCCGTGAAGCCCTGCACGCCGCTACCTGACGTGACCGGGTTGGGCAGGTTAGGAGTGCGCTGATCCACGTACGCCTTCGGCGCCAGGTCCGTGGCCAGGACCGGGGTGGGATTGTTGGGGACGCTGATGATGACCACGTTGGCCGAGTTGGGCATGGCCGCACTCACCGTCACCCGCACGTTGTTAGCGTCAACCACCGTCAACTGCGCCAGGATCAACTGGGAGGTGACCGAGTCCCATAGCTGGACGAAGACATTGCGGGTGCCCAGGTTGTGAGTGACCGTGGCAGACTGCCCCACCCCCAACGCTGGGATGGTCTGAATCGCCATGCCACCCCGCAGCAGAGGACGAGCGTCAGTGATGTTGGCGTTGACGATCTGGCCCACCTGGGGACCCACCAGCACCCGGGCCAGCACCATGGAGCTATTCGGGGGGTTAGGCGCCACCTGACTACCGGTAGTGGCGGGAGTGCCGGTGACGCTGGCGAAGACGAAGTCACTGTTGCCGCCGCCGACGACCCAGTCATCCCGCACCTGAGCGATGATGAGGTCGATGCGCGACTGACCGGCACCAGGGGCGGGTTGCAGGGGCACGTTCTCGACGGCGTCCGACCAGCAGATGTAGCTGCCCTGGTTGGGGATGTCGCCCCCCGCCACCAGCCCACGGCCAGCCGCCACGTCCACGGACATATTGGTGCCAGCGGCACGCTGAGCGACCAGCCACGCACCGGTACCAGACAGCAGGCAGGGACCAGTACCCAGTGCGTCAGTGATGAAGAGGCGATCAAGCTGCGCCGGGTATGTCCCCTCCTGCATCCAAGAGGGGGAATACCGGGTCATGCGGTTAGCTCAGGGTCTTGGTGTAGCTACCTGACGCAATGGAGAAGGTGTCCCCGGAGTTGACGGTCTTCGAGGCGCTCAAGGCGCCAAACCATCTCCGCACCGGGGTGCCTGCGGAGTCGTACTCGTCCACCCCCGTCACCGTGCAGGCAGGCATGTTGGTGTAGGTCAGCGCCACGTTCGAGGAGATAGAGCCACCTGCGGAGGCGGCGAAGGTGATGGTCTGGCGGGCGTAGGAGCCACCGGCCACCTCCGTGCCCCCCGCAGATGCCGTGCCGGTGGCCGTCACCAGGGCCACCTTGATGGGAGTGGTGGGCGCCACGTAAGGAGCCTGACCAGAGGTGGCGTTCAGGATGGAGTTCGCTTCGGTCGTGACGAGGTTAGCCATTAGGCCGACGCCCCCTCAGTAGACGGGATGTTGAAGTCAGGCGACTCGACGGCGACCTCTTCAAAGAGGACACGAAGGTGATCACCGGAGCGGTGCTGCAATGCCTCATCGAATGCGTCACCGATATCGTGGGCAGACACCTCAGCGATGTCCACCGTGCAGATCGGGCATCCATCCTCGGCGCAGCACTGGACGTGCTTGGTGACGGACAAGTCCATGCCCTCACCCGTCACAGGATGAGCGAACGCCACATACTGAACGTGATGGGCGTGGTTGTCGGTCAGACCGCACTTCGCACAAGTCCGGTCCTCTCTGGTTTGCGGTGCGGTCATGTTCCTCCTCTAGTGGTATACAACACCCCGGCTCTCCAACCAGTCATACAGGTCCCTGGGCACTCGGTACCGACGCCCACGTAGGAAGGTCAGGTCGTTGCCGACGCCGTAGGTCATCTGCTCGATGTCGGTGTTGACCCGGATGACCCTCCACTCCTCCTCCACGGTGATCGGCTCCGGCCCGAGATCCTGCACCTCCAGGGCATTGGGCGCCATCGCCTTGGGCGCCTGTTGCGTCTGGGTGGGCTGAAGATCCTTCATGGGGTCGAACGTCCGGGTGCCGCGAGGGTCAAGGATCTCGTCGTCCTCCACGGTGACGGGCTGCCGCTCAAGCTCCTCAACCCGCCTCTGAGCCTCCGGCGAGAGCTCCGTCATCTGGCCAGTAGAGGGGTCCCAGACTCCCTCCTCCTCATGGACGACGTCTACTTGATTGACCAGGCCGACTTCCTCTTGGCGCTTCGCTATCTCAGCGGCACGATCCTCGGCCAGCTTCTTCCGTTGCTGTCCGGTGTAGTCACCTCGTTGCGGTGCAGGCATCTATATCCCTTCAATGAGGGAAGTGCCGGGACCGACCCAACCCGGCACCCCTCCTCCGTACGGTCAGTTAGTTGGTCTGAGCGACCACAATCGCCTGATCGGTGATCAGCCCGAATCCCCAAATTGAGTACCAGCACAACGCGTGCTCACGTCCGAAGTCAAGGACGCCGCCATCACGCAGTTCAACCGGCAATGCGATGGCGTGGCCGAAGGCATTATCACCCAGGTAGATCGCCCAGTGAACGACCGGAGTGCCCGCCCCAGCAGGCTGGGTTTGACGAATCTGAGTTGTCTCAATGTAGACAACGTCATTGAGGCGCCCGATCTCCCCGATCATAAAATTACCCGGAGCGGCGTACTTCGTCACCTCTATGAACTCAGGATTATCACGCAGCCTGCGGGACTGATGCGGGTCGATAAATGCCACGAATGTCTCGCCAATGCGGGGCACATTTTTTGTGGCCAATGTCTCGACTGCGTCCTTGGTCACGTTGACCGACATGAAGTAGGTGCCCTTGGCGGTGCCCGTGGTCAGGTCGGCCTGGCTGGTGCCAACGGTGCCTGCGTCGTAAGGAGAAAGCGGGGTCCGGGTGGCCGTTGGCAGCGGCAGGGCGTAGCCCCAGATCAACGACGAGGCGTTGTAGATGGTGTCCCGGGCAGAGCCGTCCAGGTACTTGGCCATGTTGCGCCCGAGGAGTCTACTCGAACTCGCCATTACATCGTCAAACGACGAGTTTAGTAGCAGTTCGCTCACGGCCACGGCGTAGCCCTGCTCAGCTACTGTTATGGCATATTGTGATGCGGTGAGGGCTGCTGTTTGCATACGCACACCCTCGACGAGTTGTGATGCATCTCCGAGATTGTTATACCGCATGAAGTTGATTTGCAGTCCCGGCTGAATGCCCAATTCAGTCTTCTTCACCGCAAACTGCTCAAACCTGAGCACGGGCATTGATTGGAACAAAATTTCTTTGCTCCAGATGACCTGTATGGCCGGTGAAAGCTGAGAGTTGGTGCCCGGATAGCCGGTGGGCGAAGCACTCAACAGCGGGGTGCCTGTGATTGCGGAAGGCATAAGCCTTACCTCCTGGTTATTTTCTGCGTCGGGTACTACTCACTGCCTTCTGCTGTTGGACGCTGCCCGTAGCAGTTGCTCACGCTCAGCAGCGTACTCTTCGGGAGTCATAGCCCTTAAGTCATCGGCGCTGTACGTCCTTGTCGTCTGGCTAGTCTCCATGGGACCGACCGGAGGCGCCGTGACTCCCACCGTGGGACGTTGGGCGTTTTGGTTCTGCGTATACTGCTGGTAACTGCCCAGTATCGCTGCTGATTTTTCCTTAAGCAGGACGATGCTGGAGTCGATCTCCTGCTCCGTGTTGCCACCCACCAGATCACGTAGCTCCGGGGCGATCTCGTCGCCATCGACGGCCATGCGTTGGGCCAGGTAGGTCTGGAGGGAGGCATGGCGGCGCTCCTGCTCCAGCATGGCGAACGCCTTCTCCCGCTCCTGACGCTCCCCCTCCAGGCGAGCCTCCCACTCCTGATCCTTCTTCGTGATCAGTTCGCGGAGCTCCATCTCCTCCTCGGCCTTCTTCTTCTGGGCACGCTCTGCGTCCTTCGCCGCCTTAGTCTCGGCGGCGACCCGGTCCTCCTCCGCCTTGCGGTACTGGGCCAGTTCGTTCTGGAGGCTGTCAGCACGCTGCTGCTCAGCGGCGTAGCGGGCACGCTCCTCCTCACGGATGCGCTCGACGTCAGTCTGGCTGAAGACCTGGGGTGGCTCCTCTGTCCGCTGGTTGCGGTTGCCGCTAGTCTTGGGCGGCTCCGCAACTGGGACAGTGATGCTGTTGGGGTCCTGCGGCGGGGGCGGTTCCTCCGGCGGGGTGGTGGGCTCGGTTACGGTCACGTTTCATCTTCCTCTGGTGTACGGCGCTGGGGCAGGACGGTCCCGTGGGACAGGGCGACGATCCGGTCGAACATCTTCTTGACGTCGGCGGAGTTCGTCAGGTCAACACCCGGCAGTGCGCCGAACTTCTGCGGGGGCTGACCGGCACTATTGACGCTAGGGCCACCAGCGGACTTGACCCCACCACTGCCGTCGCCATTCCCGTTCGCGGCCGGTGGCGGCGGGATGGGCTGCGGGCCTTCGGGGTTCATCATGCCGGTCTGCATGGCCGTGAAGGAGGCGACCTGGGACTTCAGCAGGTCCAGGGCCGCTTGCTGCTCGGCGTCATCGATGAGCTCCTTGAATAGCTCTTGGAGCTTCTCATCAGGGAACTCCTCGCCCAGTTCCTCCAGGGCGCCGCGCTTGGACTCCAGGCCCAGCATCATCTTGACCTGTAGCTCGTTGAGCAGCACCAGCTTGTCGACTGGGAGGGGCGGCTGAAAGTGGACGGTCGACTCATAGGTGATGGGGTCAGCCGGGTCCAGCACGTCCAACTGGTCATCCCGCAGGGGCGGATCCCACAGGGGGTCGTACTGGAGGGTCTGCGGCTCCTTCAGGAATAGGGTCCGCAAGGCCAACCGGTTGACCTCTGCGAAGCCCTCCCCGTACTGGGTGGCCTTCAAATGGAACCGGTTCATCAACGGCTGGTACTGGATGGCCAGGGCCACGCCACTGGTGTTGGAGATCGCTTGCTCCTCGCCCAGTGCCGTTTTGGGCACACCGGTCATTTCATGCATGGCCTGCTTCAGCACGTCCAGCAGCTTGATGGCCTCCTCAATACCCTTGGGGTCGAAGAGCAGGTTCTCCACCCGGGCGTCCTTCTGGGGGATAGACCACGTCTGGTGGCTGCCCTTCTCCAGGTTGCTGGCCCTGGCGCCAATCACCACCGTTACCGGCGCAGCATGATAATTTACGATGTCAGCGATATCCGTTGCGACTTCGTTGTAGGTGCGATTGAGCACCGTGATGTCCTGTATGTCAGGCATGCCCCAGGGCGATGAGGCGATGGGCAGGTTAGAGATGTGGACGATGGGGATCGTGCCCAGCGGGTTCTCACGCTGATCGATGAGCTCGTCGTTGACGTACTCCTCAATCTGGTTCTCGGTCAAGAGCTCGGTGTACGTGAAGACCTGCCTTGTGCCTTCTTGCGATGTGCCCCAAAATCGATATTTCAGCTTGAAACGAATGAGCCTTTTTCTGTCGTGGGGGTGCCACTCAGGGAAGGCGAACGCACTGTTGATGGGCAGGATGCGGACCCGTCCAGGGTGCTGCATCCCACTGGGATCCTGCCATGCCTCCTCGTAGGCCACCTTGATGAAGCAGTCCCCGGTCACCGATCCCATGGATCCGCACTCCCACAAGAGGGAGTCCTTCTGGTTGTCCTTCTCCCAGATACGCTGGAGCCGAGTGGGCACTATCGCTCCGGTGGCGTCCGGGGAGCGGAACCCCACCCCCTTGCCGAACACGAAGTTGGTGGTGAAGTCACTGAGGGCACGGGTCCAGTTGAACGTCAACTGGGGCTCGCCCAGGTCCGGTCGTTGTGCCCAGTGGTACCCCAAATAAAATGCCCAGTTCATCGCATAGCGATTTAATCTCGGGCCATGTACCTCAAATTCCTCGTCCGCTAGCTCGATCAACCCAAGCGGGCTGATCTGGATCGTCAGGTCTGACGATGCCGCTCTATAGCTAGGAGATTGGAACTGAATCGCCACTAGTTATACCTGGGTGGATGCCACTCTGGAGGATGACCTGCGCCTGTCTGTAGCCGCTCTATCGCTTCATGGGCGACGGGCGTGTAGTTGTACAGAGACTCTTCGCCCTTGCGGTGTGACTCGACATCGAACTTGCCACCGCTGTATGACCACATGGGTTCCCGACTGGTGGATCCCTCCATGAGCCACTTGTGCGTTGGGGCCAGGCGCCGTCCCTCCGTGCGCCGATCATGGAAGAGGTGACCATCCCCATCACCGTCACCATCCGTCACTGAGTCGACCTCGCCCGCTGCATGAACTCCAGGTGCGTGATAGGCAGTTGGCTCTGACGGTTGCGTACCTTCTTGGCCACCTGATCCACCACACGCTCGTACTTCTTGTGCGCCGGGATGGCGGCGATCACGGCATGCCGGGGCTGGTAGTGCGTCAGTTGAGAGGACTCCCCCCGGGGCAGGATGAGTTGCCCTGCCTGCTCGAAGCCCATGAGTTGCCCCTCAACACTGAGGATCACTCGTCACCCGCCCGATGAGTCGGCTGGCCCCGGTAGACCTGCTCCACCAGCCCACCCAGCGCACTGGGGCCAGGCGCCCTGGCGTACATGCGGCGGGGGCTGGAGGACAGCGGGTTGGCGTGAGGGTCACGGCGGTCGTTGAAGACCGACTCAAGATCCACGTAGCCGTGCTTGGCCAGCACGGTGTTGGGGTCAGGCGTCATGGGCATGCGAACCCTCCTAAGAAAAAATCATGTACGATGTAGGTGTGCCTGTGACATTTTCTGACGACGACTTCAAGGTGGTGCTGGACATGCTCCGGCGCGTCCACCTGCCGTACGGCATGGAGGAGCACGGCAGCATCGTTCTAGAGGAGAGGACGGCCTGGGTGGTCTGCGAGCGCATTGCCGCCGAGAACGGCTGGCCTCCGCCCAGTGACCTCCTGCAAGAGCGACTGAAGTTCGTCACGGGTCCCAAGTTCCCTAACGAGCCCTACGTCGGGCCTTCTGACCCTCCACCGGAGGCTCCTGATAGCCAGACGGATGGCCAAGAGTCAGGCCACGATGACCAGGCTGGGTCCAGGGGCCGACGTAAGGCTGTCCGACTCGCTCGACTCCCCCTTTCCGCTCCGTCCCACCCAGAGTGAAGTGGGTGACCGGGTAGCCGAACTTCGGGTCGATCACATGCCCGATGTGCCCACGCTCCAGCAGCTTGCCGCCCTCCCAGTTGATGGCCTGGAACTGATGCGGATGCAGTGTGTGGGCGTAGTCCCCCGACGCTGCCGCTGCGGCCTGCCGATGAATGTCCTCCATCAGGGAGTACCGCTGCTGCACAGGACGGCCCGGACCGCTGATCCCCCGGCCTGAGTACTCCCACGGCATCATCCGGTTGACGGCCTCATCGTGGGCGCGCCCATCGATGGTGACCGGCCCCGGGATGTGCGCCCCCAGCATGTGGTGGGGAAGGTCAGGGTGGGCGATGTTGTGCCAGAAGGAGTACGTCTTGGGCGCCGATCCCCGGGCCAAGACCTCAGAGGGATCGGCGCCCGCCCGGATCTTGCCAGCGTTCACCAACTGCTGGTCAGACGCCCTGGCTATAGGTCGAAGGTGCTTCTGAGACAGCAGGGCGTGTGCCTCCGGCGAGCGTGCGCTCTTCATCCTGTCGGGGTTCGTGGGCGACGGATCGGGGACCTTGTGCTGCGCGGACCGCCCAATGATGTCCCACTCATGCTGCTGAAGGCCCATGATGGCATGGAAGGCCGGGATGTGGGCGCCCTCATACTCCATGCCAGGGCTGATGGCCGAGATGATGCCAGCGGCGTGGCTGGCGCTGCCCGCCAAGCTGGTCCCCTTCACGCCCTTCAGACCAGCTTCATGGGCGATGTCATACCAGTGCAGCCCCTTCTCCCGGGCACGCTGCGGCACCAGATCGTGGATGGTCAGCAGGTTCTGAGTGCCACGACGCTTGAAAGCCTCAATGGACTCATGGCTGCTGAGGTCGACGGAGGGGTAGATGCCCTGCGGCCCCGCCCAACCCTTCTGGCTTTGCCTGGCCATCAGACGGGCCGGTCCCTTCTACCCTCCGTGCGCCGGTCATGGAAGAGGTCAATCTGCTCATGGAACGCGATCGGATCCTGGTCCGGTCCATGTACCCAGCGACCCTGATGCGAATACATGAAGCCATGCTCTTCAGGAGCGTCCTCAAAGTTGTGCTCGACGTTGTGCTCGCCACTCATCGCCGGTTCAGGATTGCGAGTGATCATAATTTTGCCCATGCTCGTCTTCCACATCTGACCCTGCTTCAACTCAGGGTCAGGCAGGGGCAAGGGCGGCTTCTGGGGCATCGTCAGTCGGTGACGACCTCAGGGGAGCGGCGCTTCTGGATGGTGCCACTGCGTACTACTTCCTCGTAGACTACCTCCGACTGATCCGTGAAACTTCCATGCGCGAACTCCCCCAAAATTGTGGGGGCGTCGATCCAGGCGGCGGAGCCGACGTGGCTGCGCTCCGCCAGAGTCTCCTCCGGCATCTTGAACTGAGTGTTGGGGTCGACGTGGTTAATGCGCCCGGGGGCGCTCACCATGAACTCGATCATGCCCCGCTGGAAGTCATTGGGGATGTCGGTGTCGGTGCCCAGTCCCTCCTCGAAGCGGAGCGGGCCACGGCCCCCGGGGCGGTTGGGACCGGCTGTGACGTCATAGGAGTAGTTCCCACGCTCTGGGTACTGCGGGCCTGGGGCTAGAGACATGATGATTCCTCCGGTGTAACGGGTTATCTGAAGGCTAGCCAGCAGTACCTGGCGCCCCCTGACCACCCAGTACCCTGGAGATGTGGCCGAGAAGGAGCAGCCGCCGGACGATAAGGACAAGGAGGAGGAGGAGCCCGACTCAGACGACTGGGCCTACCAGACCTCCATGTGGCGGGCCACCACCCCGCCCCATCACCGTGCCCCGGCCAAGCGACGCCGTGGTTGACCGGTGGCACGGCGCACGGAGGGCACCCACGGCGTGGTGGACACCTCCACCTCCGGCACCATCATCTGAGCCGACATGATGGTGGCGCAGGCCAGTGAGTCGACGTAGTCGTCGTGGACGCCAGCCTCGTTCGGCGCCTCCACCACCAGATGGGCGCCCTGGTACTTCTTCTCCACGTCGATCATCTGCCGCTGAAACCGCTTCCAGGTCTTGGTGCGCTTGGCCTTGGGATGGGCGGGCCATGACAACAAGCCTCGCTGTAAGAGTTGCTGTAAGTGCTTCCAGCGAGTGGACTGCTCTGCAATCTGGGACGACAGTGGCTCCACCTGGATACGAGGAAGCAGTCGCTTCAGCCTATCGGCAGCTACGTCGCCAACTCCTTGAGCGTCCACCCCCATGGCCACCACGGAGTAGTTGGAGATAAAATCGACTATCCGAAAATATTGTTCCTCCCACTCCTCGCCGTGGATCTCCAGCCAGTTTAATATGCGGTGGTCGTACAGCCCTAGCTCGTCAGGTCGGTCCCAGTCAACCCACAGGATGGTGACGACGGTGGAGTCCATCTTTCGGGCGAAGTCGATCCCGGCGACCAGAGGAGAGCGCCAATACCCGGCAAGGATGGGCATGGTGGGATCGCCAAGCTCGTCCATCCGAGACTCGGTGATGAGCATGCCTCGCTCCAGCAGCCACTCCAGCTTGTAGTTGAGTCGAAACTCATCGCTGTCCTCCCCGATCCGCATGGCCTCGCCCCGGATGTAGGCAGCGTAGTTGCGGTTGGACCGGGCGCAGTGCTTCCAGTCGTAGCGGAAGTGGTTCTTCCGCCCGCCCCGGCGTAGCTCGTTGCGGCGGTTCATCTGGATCGTCTTGTAGAAGGCGCCCTTCACGATGTCGGGGGTGCCCGTCATCACCATGGTCGCCAGGTAGAAGGCGCCCATGGGCGTGATGCTCTTGTTCAGGACGTACTCGTCAACGGACTGGCTCTCGTCCACAAAGATGACGTGGTAGGACTTCGACTCTATTTTTGCCCTGGGGTTTGCCGTCTGCATGGCGCAAAAGGACTGGCATTTCTTTAGGCGAACCTTGCGGGACCCCGGCTTGACCTGATCATCGATGTCGGGGTCCTCCAGCATCTCCAGGGCACGCTCGGAGGTCAGCCGATCCACCACCCGTCCGAACAGTGTCTCAACCTGTTGCTCGACGGGGGCGAAGCACCCGATCATCACCCCCCGGGCGAACTTCTGCAACGGCTCGAACTCTGGGAACATCTCGGCCAGGCGGGGCAGCAGGATCATCAGGGCGGCGGCGACGTTGGCCACCACCTCCGTCTTACCGCTCTGACGGCTCAATTCGCCCGTAATGGTCGCACCGTCACTAGAGATGACAGACTCGATGATCCGGCGCCCGAGGGCAGCCTGGTAGTCGAACATCTCCACGCCGGACAGGATGATGGTGAACTCCCACACCTTGTCCACCAGCCGGGACACGAACTGCTGGTCGGAGGGGTCCAGGGTGACCGGTGCGAACTCGGCCAGGTCATCGGAGAGAGCCTCCTCCTCAACGACGTCCTCTAGCTCGGGGTCACCAACGTAGGTCACTTATCCACAGTACCTGTGGACAACCCTGTGGGCTTACCACCGCTAAATGAGCCTTCTAGACAGCCCGTGATTGCCCTATATCGTCATGGATAGTCAACCGGTTATCCACAAGCTGCCTGTGCATAAGATTTGCCCGCAACAGCACTTGACAGCCACCCCGGGTAGGGGCAGTCTGAGTTGCTACCGACCGGCCCCTGCGGAAGGGACCGAACGGCTGGAGCAATCTAAGGGAGGCGATGATGGACGAGGGCTTGGTGCCGCCATGCCTGGAACTGGGACGCGCCGAGCACGCCGCTCTGCGCTACATGAGCAGGAAGACGGGCCGGAGGGGGACCGTTCCCCTAGACCGGGACACCCTGGTACAGCGCCTGAGCGGGTCACCGACCTGGCTATCCGATGCGGGCGCCGTGCTGACGCACCTGGAGGACGGCGGCTACGTCCGCAAGGTGGACGGAGAGGGCTTCGAGGTGCTGCGGCCCTGCTTCGAGGAGAGCCACAGTCCCCCAGAAAAGAAAGTTGGGGAAGATCCCCAAACTTCTTCGGGCGCCTCCGGCGCCCAGTACTATGGCGCGCAGCGCCTGTACGGAGCTTCCTCTTTGTCCGACCGCAGGGAGGACAGAAGGGCTTCCATAGGTATAGAAGCCTTAGCTAGTTCGAATTCGAATTGGCTAATGCGTCGCTCGAACGTACGTTCGCCTGTCCCGGGGCTAGTCTCGGATTTTTTTAACACCGCTGTTGAGCACGGACTGATGCACCGGTTTGAGATCGACCGGACTGGCCTGGGTCAGAACCTCAAGTTCTGGCTGGAGGATGGGGTCACAGTCGACACGGTGCGGGAGATGATCACCGAGTTCGTCCAGCACCCCGAGTGGGTACGGCGCTCGAAGCGATCAGCCTGGCTGGTCTTCGTGTCCCGACGCCGCGATCTGTTCGGCATCGTGACCAGGCGCCCCACCCGGAACAAGGACTGGCTCAGGAACGATCCCTCGCCCACCCGGCACAAGGACTGGCTTGGCCGTCACACCCCCCCGTCATACTCACCATCGTGACGGGTACCAATACGGAGCGGCAGCCCCCCCAATGGCTGGAGGGGGGGCGCCGCCCCATCAACGACGACTTCAAGGCTGACCCCCGCTGCCGGTGCATCGGGCGCCAGGAGTACTTCGATGAGAGCGTCGAGGCTCTAGAGGTCTGCCAGTCCCTGTGCGTGCGCTGCTCGTTGTTTCAAGATTGCACCCGCTGGACCCTGGAGAACTATGAGCGTCAGCCGTTCTTCATCTACGCCGGGATGACCGCCAGCGTGCGTGAAAAAATATGGATGGGGGCAGTGGAGTACTACGACTGGCGCCGGGAGTGGCACAAGCGGTACCACCTGGCCAAGCGTGCCCGGAAGGCGCTCAAGACCAAGTTGGGGAAGAGAACCAGGAAGGACGCCGAGCTCCCGCCCTGCCCCTATTGTCGGTCGCCCCGGGTCCACCGCAACGGCAGGACTCCCGACAAGAGCAAGCAGCGGTACCGGTGCAACAACTGCCGGTTCTCGTTCTACCAGGAGGCACTGTGAACGACATCTTCGTGGAGTATCGGAATAAGACTATCGGTGACTTCGAGATCCGTGACCCGTCCCACAGCCAGGCCGTGGAGGCCGTCAAGAAGTACATGGAGGCCATCAAGGATCACCGCAAGCACGCCTACGGGCTGTTCCTCACGGGGCCGTCCGGCGTGGGCAAGACCTTCCTGGCCAGCATGGTGCTGAAGTGCGCCCAGGCGGAGGGCTTCAGCATCGAGGCTATGGAGTTCGCCACGTACGTGAATATGCACCACCGGATGTTCAGGTACGACAGCCAGGTCAGGGCTGGCTATAGCGACGCCGTAGAGGACTTCCATGGCATCGACGTACAGGTGCGGCGCATGCATAACAGGATTGACTTCGTCCTCTTCGATGACATCGGACGTGAGCATGAGTCAGGATCTGGCTGGTCGAACGAGCAGTTGTTCGACATCTTCCGGTACCGGTTCAACCGGGGCAAGCCCACCATCTTCACCACCAACAAGTCCATGCCGGAGCTCAAGAGCCGCTACAGCGAGGGCTTCACCAGCCTCCTGCACGGAGCCACCCGCATCATCCTGGTAGAGGGCGAAGACTACAGGTGCGTGGAGGGCAACTAGGCACTGAGCATCAAAGGCGGATGATCTTCATCTGGGAGGGCGCCGTGGCGACCCTCCCAGACGGGGACGTCATCCAGCGGATCGAGAAGGTGGCCCTCACCACCAAGCGTTGGGACCGAGCCGTCAACTACTGGAACGTCAACGAGCACGCCCTCAAGTGGATGTGGGCCATCCTGGCCCGCACCGACTTCCGCATCGACGTCTGCGTCACCACCCGCCCATCCGGCTTCGCCCGAGCGGTGGCGCGCCGGTCCGAGCAGGAGAACTGGCCGGTCCGGTACGTGTTCGCAGAGCCCGCTGACCTGCTGGGGCGCCGCCTGTCCTCCATGGCCGACGTGGAGCGGGTGGTGTACGGGCTGGAGGAGCAACGCTGGGCCTACGGGCCGCACGGGTTGTTCCTCTCCCGTGACTCGGGGCAGATCGTCTGATGGACATCGAGTACTCCACCCTGTGCAAGGTGATCGAGGTCGGTGGCTTCGACGCCCTGGCGCAGGCCCGCATCACCGACGCCTTCTTCATGGACGAGGAGAACCTGCGGGTCTTCCAGTGGGCGCATCAGCACTGGGATCGCCACGGCGTGTCCCCCGGCCACGAAGCCTTCGACCATGAGTTCCCGCACCTGTCGCTGATCGAAACGCCGGAGCCACTCGACTACTACCTGGATGAGCTCCGTGACCAGCGCAAGTACGCCCTGGTGATGGGCGCCATAGACGAGATCAAGGGGCCACTAAGCCAGAACAACGCAGACCAGGCCGTCAAGATCCTGCACGCCGCCCTGGACGGCATCCATCTTGAGGTCAACGACCTACAGGACGAGGACTTGACCCAGACCGCCGGGGACAGCGTCGACTACTACGACCGTCTGGGCGACAACCCGGGGCTGAAGGGCTGGCCCACCGGCTTCCCCAGCATGGATCAGGCCACCAACGGCCTCCAGCGGGAGCAGCTTGTGACCCTGGTGGGATTGCAGAAGCGGTACAAGTCGATGGTGCTGATGTGCATGAACATCGCCTGCCACAAGGCGGGCGCCCGCACCCTATTCGCCAGCTTCGAGATGACCAACGACGAGCAGCGCACCCGGCACCACGCCCTGCGCTCCGGCATCAGCCTGACCCGGCTCCAGCGAGGACGCCATACGTCGGAGGAGCGCAGGCTACTGGTGCGAATGACGCATGAGGTCGACGGCATGCAGCCCTTCATGCTGGTGCATGACCCCGGCGCCACCTCCACGGTGTCGTCCATCGCCGCCAAGATCCGCCAGCACAAGCCCGACATCGTGTTCATCGACGGCAGCTACCTGATGGACTCCGAGGTGCCCAACGTCCAGCCCAACTCACCGCAGGCATTGACGTCGATCACCCGGGCGCTCAAGCGGCTGGCGCAGAGGGACGAGGTCGCCATCGTGCAGACCACCCAGGCTCTGGGCTGGAAGGCCCGGGGCGGCAAGCTGTCCCTGGACTCAATTGGATATAGCTCCAGCTACGCCCAGGACTCCGACGTCATCTTCGGCGTCGAGGAGATCAGGGAGAATGGGGAGGTCAGCGATAAGGAGGCCACCCTGCGGATCCTGGCCAGCCGTAACTCGCCGCCCCGGAACGTACGGCTGGCCATCGACCTGGATCGTGGCGCCATCTTGGAGACTGACGACGTCGTCTACGAGCCGGATGACGCACTGGATGATTGAGGATCTGCTGGAGCACCTGGGCATAGAGGACATCCGGCCCATGGGCGTGGAGGTGCAAGCCCGTTGCCCCATGCATGAGAGAAGGACGGGCGCCCGGGAGCATCAGCCCGACAACTGGAGCGTCAACCGGGTCACGGGCAAGCACCACTGCTTCTCCTGCGGCTATCAAGGCAGCCTGGTCCGGCTGGTGGTCGACATCAGCAAGATGGGCCTGTGGGAGGCCCACCGCATCATCCGTGAGTTCGGTGCCGAGGTCAACGCCGAGGAGAGGGAGTGGGAGCCCCGGACCGTAGAGGTCAGCGACGCCCTGGCCAAGTACGTCAAGCCACCGCAGCGAGCCCTGGACTCCCGGCATCTGACCCCGGAGTCCGCAGACGCCTTCGGACTGCGCTGGGACCTAGAGGACTCGGCCTGGGTCCTGCCCATCACCGGCCCGGGAGGGGAGCCGTGGGGCTACCAACTCAAGTCCGACGAATACGTACGGAACCGCCCTCCGGGCGTGAAGAAGTCCCGCACGCTGTTCGGCCTGCACGTCCTGGTCGGCCCCACCGTGATCCTGGTGGAGTCGCCGTTGGACGCCTGCTACCTGCACAGCCTGGGCTTCCCAGCCGTGGCCAGCTTCGGCGCCAACGTCAGCGACATCCAGATGCGTCTGTTAATGGACAGATGCGACAAGATCGTGCTGGCGCTCGACAACGATAGCGCCGGTATCGGAGAGATGCGGCGCCTGATCGATCAGCATTGGCACCACCGTAAGATATCGATGGCGGTCTTCGACTACCGCAGGAAGAGCCGGAAGGACCCCGGAGAGTGCTCCGCCCTGGAGGTGCGTATTGGCGTGGAGCGGGCCACCATGGCTGCCTGGTGGCAATAGTTGGGGAAGATGACCGCCAACCACTCCCACCGCAATAGTGCGCGCTACGGTGCAGCTTGCGAGCACGGCTACGTGAGTGGTTCCAGCGCGTCTGATGCCACAGATCGTTCCTGATTGTCCCTGATAGCCACTGCTTGACAGGAGGGGAGTCCGAGATTATTCTGACGCCCGTGCTCCGTTGCTCGGAGCACAAGCTGAAAACCTGAGGCCCACCAACTGGATGGGCAGAGAGGAGGTAGTTGTGGCTCCTGCCAACAAGTACCTGGAGGACGAGGGGGTGAGGACTCGGCTCCGAGAGAAGCACCCCCGGTTGATCTACAAGACCACCATCGAGTCGGAGCCGGGGGTGGAGGAGGTCCACTGGGACTTCAAGGGAGCCGTCGAGGGCGAGTTGCTCGATGGCTACGTGGATGACTTTGCGGACCCAGACTTCCGCACCGGTCACGTCACCCTGGAGGGGGCCGTTCTAGGCACCTACGGGTATTCGGACGAGAGTGTCGTCAAGCGGATGCAGAATCACTTTGTTCCATGGTCCCCTTGGAACAAGAGCCGCCCGAACGGCCAGGTGTGCATCATCGACACGGATGGGACCACCATCGTTCGAGGTGACCGGCGTGCCTTGTCCGTGGCCTACAAGACTGGGGAGTCCCTCAAGGACAGTGTCACGGCAGTCAAGGTCTTTGATCGACTGGGTCGCCGCAGGGAGTTGGTGAACAAGCGTGCCCTGAAGATCGACCCCAGCGCCGGTCCCGAACTGGAGCAGATCGATCAGACGCAGCGTCGCGAGATCGAAGGCCACAAGTACTTCGGTAACGGCGACTGAACTCAGTGACAATCAGAATCACTAGCCGGAAGGGGGGAAGCCCCCTTCCGGTTAAACCTGTGCCTCCACAGACCGCCGTCGACCGGGCGCTCCAACTCATTCGTGAGTCTCCTGATGGTCGTACCGCTGGCGAGTTGCGATCTGATGACGTTCTGTCCAAGTTCGGCGCCTCGACGGTATCGAGGCTCCCGGCAAGGCTGCGGGATAAGGGACTGATCGAGGCAGCCGGGGACAAGCGAGAGCATCAAACTGTCTGGCGCATCGTGGCACAGAGGCCGGAGCATCCTCCTAAAGAGTCGGATGCAATACGAGAGCGCAAGGTCAAGAGGATCATTGCCAACTTGATGAACGATCCTGATCTTCGGGATGGGGTGAGGGAGGGACTCAAGGGCCAGAAGGGATGGCGCGAGGCACTAGCAGTAGTTCGTGCCGTTGACAAGGAGGACGAGGCAGCCAGGTTGGCTGAGGAGAAGCGAGTAGCCGACGAGGAGAAGGAGCGGGTGCGGATGCTGGAGCTCTCCAGGTCCACTCGGGGCAAGTCCATCAAAGCCTGGGAGGCGCTCACTACCGAACTGAGGACTTCTCGGGAGATCCTTGTTCACTTCTCCCGGTTGCTCGATGACCTACCTGCTGTTGACCCGGCGTTCGTGTACCTATTGGACAAGGAGCTTCAGGGGTTGCAACGGCAGATTGACCGACTTGAGGACAAGCTGCGTGGCCGCATCAAGGGGGGGACCGGGCTCTCCAAGGGCGCCGTCATCGATGCATCATCACGGTAGGATAATCAGGAAGAGCCTCCCATTCGGGAGGCTCTTTTTTCAGAAGTCGCCTGGACATCATCTTGGGGGTATGGTAGGGTGATATGTGGAGGAGTGGGTCCCCCCTATGGGCGCCACGCCCCCCTAGAAAAGGGGAGGGTGTGGTCGACCCCTGACGGACGAACCGCCGTTAGCTCCACCCCGTTGCGGTGGGGAGCAGGATCACTGCCAAGTACGATAGTCGATGGGAAAACCAGAGTCAAGTCGGCCCCCGACATTTTCTAATGATCTAGAGCAATCAGGAACGATCTATGGCCTTCAAGGGCGCACTATACCAGTTCCAACAAGAGGCCGTGGACCGGATGATCGCGGCCCGCTGCCTGCTGGTGGCGTTCGAGATGGGCCTTGGCAAGACCGTGCTCACGATCGCTTGCATCGAGCAGCTACTGGATGAGGAACGGATCAGCCAGGGCTTCATCATCTGTCCGGCGTCAATCAAGCTGCAATGGGAGAGGATGATCCGCGAGTTCGCCACCGAGCCCCGTGTGGCAGTGGTGACCGGCGAGATCCAGCGGCGGGCCGAGCAATATCGCCGCTATAAGGAGGGCGACTTCGAGTACATGATCCTGAACCCGGAGCAGATGGTCAACGACTGGGCCATCATCTCCAAGCTACCCCGGGACTACATCGTGGCCGACGAGGCCCAGTGGTTCAAGAACTTCAAGCCACAGCGCAGCAAGAAGGTCAAGCGGCTAACGGCGGAGTACCGCTGGGCGCTGACCGGGCAGCCCATAGAGAACAAGGCCGAGGAGGCGTTCAGCATCTTTTCGTGGATCGACCCCACCCTCCTGGGCGACTACAAGGTCTTCGACCGGGCCTTCATCGTGCGGGATCACTGGGGCAAGCCCCGGGCATACCGCAACCTACCGACCCTGCACCGGCTCCTGTCCGACCGCATGGTGCGCCGCACCCGGGAGGAGGTTGCCGATCAGATGCCCGCCGTCAGCGAGGAGGCCATCCTCATCGACATGGACGCCGAGGGCGCCAAGCTGTACCGACGCATGGTGTCCGACCTCCAGCATGACGTCGAGGACGCCTTGCAAACCTGGGGCAACTTCAGCCTGTCGAGCCTGTACCACGGCGAGGACTCCGGCGAGGCCCGGGGCCGGATAATGAGCAAGTTGATCTGCATGAGGATGCTGTGCGACCATCCCGAGCTCGTACGGATCTCCGCCGCCCATTATCGGGGCGAGCTTGCTGGCAACCGGGTGGGCTCGGAGTACGCCCAGGATCTCCATGAGGCCGGGAGACTAGAAAAGTTGTGCAAGACCCCCAAGCTGGAGGGATTACTAGAAGTAGTAGAGGACATCCTCGACGCCAACCCGGCCAACAAGATCGTGATCTTCAGCTTCTTCACGGACATGATCAACATCATCGCCAACGCCACGGCGCACCTGACCAACAGCGTCCTGTTCACCGGCAGGATCTCCCAGAAGGCCCGGGACCAGTCCAAGCAGGTCTTCGCCACCGACCCGGGCACCCGGCTGTTCTTGAGCTCCGACGCTGGCGGCGTAGGGCTGGACCTGCCGTACGCCAACTTCCTGATCAGCTACGACCTGCCCTGGAGCGCAGGCGCCTTCGCCCAGCGGCAGTCCCGCATCATTCGCCTCAGCAGTGAGTGGCCGCGCGTGACACTCCTATCACTACAGATCGCTGGATCCATAGACGAGTACCAGATGAGCCTCTTGAGGCAGAAGCGCAAGGTGGCCGACGCCATCGTGGACGGCAAGGGGATAAGCCCCCGGGGGCGCCTCAGCCTTGACCTTCAGAGCCTCTCCACCTTCCTTCGGGACCATGAGGTCTGAGGGGGCGCGTTGTGTCTGATCAACTGGTATGCTAGAGTTGTTCACAGCTACCGACCCCACCCAAGCCAACGGAGGCATCGATTGACTGACAACAACCCAGTGCCCATACGAGGGATCCGAGAGCCTCGCCAGCATGGCGACCTGATCGTGCCCACCGGACGCCAGCTTCGACTGATGCTGGACAACTTCATCCGGGCTGCCGAGAACGGCGACGGCGTCACCGACAACGAGGGGATCATCACCCTTCTGACCAAGGTCAGCGCCTCGTCCTACCGGGCGCGTCGCACCAACCTTGAGGACGGCGGCTGGATTCGCAACTCCGGCTACAGCCGCCGGGGTGACGTGGAGGGCAGCAAGCGAGGCATCGTATGGGTGCTCACCAACAAGGGCGCCGAGCAAGCTGGCCTGGAGGGCTATCGAGCCATGCGGGTCAGCCGCACCGACAAGTCGCTCGTCAAGGTAGAGAACAAGAGCAAGGGGCTACGGCGCACTGCCGTCACCCCCCGGCGCCCCGATGAGGCGTCCGGCATCACGCCGGAGGAGATGGAGATGATCCGCAAGCGGAACTTCCTCCAAGAGTGTCGCGTGCTCATCGAGCGATGCGTTCACAACTTCTCCTCCGAGAGTGCCCCCGACCCCGACGACTTCGGCGCCTTCCTGGGCAACGACGGAATCGGCTCCCCGGGATTCTCTCCCTGGGAGATGCAAAGAGTGGCTCGCTACCTACAGCAAGTCGCTGGTGCCTTCGACCGCAACCGGTTGAAGGGGCACCGTTATCCACGCCCAAACCATCACAGAGAGGAAAGCTGATACACCATGGCTACTACCCGTCGCCGTACAGCAGGAGCCGCCGAGGAGGTGGTTGACGAGCGTCGTGAGGATTGGGTTGTGCCCAACATGGTCCGCTGGGGCAAGAACCCCACGGACTTCGGCCTCGTCGTCCGCGTCGTTGAGATAACCCCCAAGCTGGCAGCCGAGTGGCTCCAGTACAACACCCGCAACCGCAAGATCAAGCCCGAGAAGGTCCGGCAGTTCGTAGATGACATGCAAGCTGGCAAGTGGACCCTCAACGGCGAGACAATGCTGTTCTCATGGATGCCGGTCGTGGACGCCTGGCAGCTTGACGACGGCCAGAACCGTCTTCGGGCCATCATGGAGTCCGGGGTCACCATCCATCAGCTAGTCGTCTTCGGGTCACCCTTTGACGAGACAATCCGCACCACTGGTAGCGGCGCCACCCGCACCGCTGCGGAGATGCTCCAGATCTACGGCGAGGACGACACCAGCATCCTGTCCGGCGCCGTTACTCGCCAGTGGGCCTACGAGCGTGGCCTCCTGGCTACGACCCGAGGCCGTCAGTTCCCCACCCACTCGCAGATTCAAGACGTCTTGAACGCCCACCCCGGCATCCGCAACAGCGTGGCTGCCATCCGGGCCGTCACCAAGGCCACCGGCATCTACCCGAGCGTGGCTGCCTTCCTGCACTACCAGTTCAGCCTGGTGGACGAGGGCGACTGCAACTTCTTCTGGGAGCACCTGCGCTCCGGCCTGGACTCCCGGGTCGGTGACCAGATGCAGTCCATGGAGGAGGACCAGCACCCCATCTACGTGCTGCGGGAGTGGCTGATCCGTGAAAGCCGGAGAAAGCGCGACATATCCACCCGGGGCTACATCACCCAGGCGCAGTTGGGCAGCATCCTCAAGGCATGGAAGTACTACATGCTGGGCGAGCCGGTGACGTCGTCGTACAAGATCGTCTACAAGCCTGCTCAGGGCTCCCGGCCCGCCGAGAAGTGGCCGGAGGTCTACAACCCGCTGGCGGAGGACGAGGCTGAGTCCTAGTGGCTCAAGGCCCGAGGTACCACATCTGTGGCAGCCGCTTGACCGGTGACACATTGGTGCTTCGGGCCATCCTCGAAGGGCTGAACACTCAGGCCCGCCAGTGGTCCGAGACAATTACTATCTGCGACGACGGGTCGCTCCAGGGACTTGAGCATGAGGTGGATGACTTCAAGCACCTGGAGCGGCGCCGCGTCAGTGAGTGGGACGGCAAGGCCGTCATCCTGGCCTTCATGGATCGACTGACCCATAATGGGGGTACAGAGATGCTGCTGATCGCCGCAGATCGTTCTAACCACCCTGCCTTCATCATCTCGACCTACCAAGGCAACTTGGGGAAGATTCTCCCGTGACCTCCTACGGTCACACCCCCTGTGTACAGTTCCCAGCATGCCTACACGCCGCAAGACCACCCTTGAGAAGCCGCTAGACCTCAAGGTCGTCCGCGACGAGGTAGACGCCTGGTATGCGCTCAAGCGCCAGGTCAGCTTGGTCACCGGAAAGCTGGAGCAGGGCAAGAACGCCCTGAAGGCCGTCGTCCAAAAATACGGGGAGACTGACACCAAGGGATCACTATTCCTAGATCTTGAGGACTCAGTCGGACCCATCCGGCGCCTGAAGAACCAGCGGTCCGAGACAACCAGCGTCAATGACGAGGAGGCTGAGAAGATCCTCCGGCGCAAGGGTCTGTGGGAGGAGATGACTGAAACCATCACCGTGGTGGATCAGAGCAGGGTGTTCGCCGCCTACTACGACAACAAGATCACCGACGACGAGCTAGCCCGCATGTTCCCCAAGAGGGTGACCTTCAGCTTCATCCTGTTGGACGAGGAGGGCAAGCCCGTCCATTGAGATCCATCACAAACAGGAGCGACCACACTTGTCAGACATGCCTGATCTCATGGAGGCATTCGACCTCCAAGATGAGTTCTACCCCGGCTCCAAGATGCGACGCCGGGAGTCCCGAGAGGACCGCCAGCGTCGTGTGCGGGAGGAGCGCATCGAGCGCAAGAACGCAGAGGGCTGGGATGCCAACCCCCGGCGATACACCATCAACGGAGACACCAAGGAGTTCTACACGGTGGGCGCCCTGGCCAAGGCGCTCAACCGGGACAGCGTCACCATCAGAGCCTGGATCCGCAAAGGCTGGCTCCCCAAGGCCAGGTACCAGACGCCCAAGATCTACGGCAGCCGTGGCGATGCGCCCCGGCGCCTCTGGACCCACGATCAGATAGCGATGATCGTGAGCATCGCCCGAGAGGAAGGAGTGCTGGAGGGAAAGATCGACAAGATGGATGAAACCAACTTCGTGGAGCGGGTCGCCGCAGAGTTCAAGGCACTGCGATGAGGCTCTCGAAGAATATCCGTTACCTAGTTCGTGTCCGTGATTATGAAACCGTGCATGTCGAGGTTGGCGCTGAGGCCGACTTTCGGGACCTGGGCATCGCTGACAGCGACGCCGCCCACATGGCACCCCGAGATCGGATCCGCTACACCGAAGACCTGCACAAGCTCGTCAACTCCGAAGTAGCGAAGCTCGCTCGCGAGGAGCTTCAACAGATCAGCCAATGGTCAGAGATCACACCGAATCTTGCTCAAGACTTCCTGTCATCTGGTCACTTGTCACCTGTCACCCCTGTCACCGTGTCTAGGAGCCCCAATGCCCGAAACGAGAAGACTGCTGCGGCGTCCAAGCGAAGCCTCAGAAGAACCCCGCCGCCCACTACGCCTGCGGCGTAACGCCGAGGACGAAGCTCCTCCGCCCCGCCGCCTGGGCGCCCATCGTCCAACTCGTACCGCTGACGATGATGCTGACCTGACCGTCGCCAAGGGATGGGGTGGGTACCGCCGGGTCAAGGCTGCCGCCCCCTCGAAGTGGACGAAGATCTACAAGGTCAGCGATGACGAAGGTCTGGTCATGTTCCTTGAGGACGGCCCCTACGCCAGCTTCCTTGTCCACTGGTGCGACTGGCTCCCCAAGGGCCAGAAGCAGAACTTCATCTGCCTGCAAGACAACTGTCCGCTGGACGACGTAGACACGCCCAGCGCCCGCATCCGATTCAATATCCTCGACTGTCGCGACGCCACCCCTGTCCACACCACCTTTGAGTGCGGTGTCACCATCACTGACACCCTGGATGACTACGCTAAGAAAAACCCGCTGGCGGGCAGCTACTGGGCCGTCGCCATGCGGGGCCAGAATCGCAATAGGCGAACCGAGATCCGCCCGGTCAAGGTTCGAGATCTGGAGGAGGACTGGGACTTCACGGCCCTGACCGAGGAGCAACTATCCAGGTTTGACGCCAAGCTCTGGGACGACTCGGCCCTGGAACGCTCCACCCGAGAAGAGCTACAAGAAGTGGCCGATCAGGCCACGGAGTAGCTGGTGGAAGTGCTGCGTACCCGCCACGCCGCTTCCATACAGCGGGAGGGAGGCCAGCGACGACTGGCCTCCCTCTCCCAAAGGGGATGATATGCCGGTTCCCACCCTCTACGTACGGACCGCCGAAGAGCTCAAGCAGGTGGTGGTCGACTACGAGCGGTTCTCCGAGTTCGCCTTTGACGTGGAGACTGTGGCGCGCCGCAAGGTCCGCATGCTGGTCGAACCGGCAATGGCCCAGAGCCGCTATGCCGTAAAGGCCATTGCCTGCCCCTCTTGCGGGCGCCCCATCCCCACCCGTCGCCGGAAGTACTGCTCCGACGTCTGCCGTAGCGCCGCCGAGAAGGACAAGCCCGCCCTGGATGCCCAGACCAACGAGGTGTGGTGCATCAGCCTGGCTGGCCCCGGGCGCTCCGACGTCATCCCCATCTCCCACCCGGGGCGCCCACAGCGGCTCTCTCACACCGACGTCTTCGACGCCCTGGAGCCGCTGTTCTTCAGCGACCGTAGGAAGGTCAACCAGAACGTCGGGTTCGACCTGCTCTGCGTGGCCAAGTACTACGACTGGGAGATCCCCGACCCCCCCTACGCCGACACCCTGACGCTGGCGTTCCTGCTCAACGAGAACTATGAGAGCTACAAGCTGGGGGACCTCACCCAGCGGTACCTGGGCTATACCTACAACGAGAAGCTGGGGGAGGCGGCGTACACGGCGCCCTTCCGGCAGGCCACAAGGTACTCCGTGCTGGATGCCAAGATGGCGTGGATGCTGTGGTGGAAGTTCTCCGCCAAGCTGAGCAAGCACGGCATGTCCAAGCTGCGGGAGCTCTTCGACCTGGAGATGGACGTCCTGCGGGTCCTGGTGGAGATGCGGCGGTTGGGCGCCTATGTGGACGTCGGGGAGTTCCGACGCCTACGCCCCGAACTGGAGCGCCAGCACGCCGAGCGCGCCGCTGAGATCCAGGCCATGGTGGGCCATGAGATCAACCTCAACAGCACTCAGCAACTAGCTAAGTGGCTCTACGACGAGATAGGGCTGCGCTGCCCCGTCCTCACCGAGACTGGCCAACGCTCCACGGAGGCGAAGGTCTTGAAGAGCCTGGCGAAGCGGCACCCGGCGCCCGCCAAGCTGCTGGAGTACAAGGATCTCCACAAGATGCTGTCCACGTACATCGGCGGGTTCATCCCCCACATCGATGAGGACAGCCGCATCCGGGCCAGCTTCAACCAGGCCGTGGCCAAGACCGGGCGCCTCAGTTGCAGCGCCCCCAACCTCCAGAACATACCGGCGCGCTACAAGGACACCTTCGAGGCCACCATGGTGCGGAGGCTGTTCCGGGCGCCCCCGGGCCGCAAGCTGATCGTGGCCGACTACTCCCAGATCGAGCTACGGGTGCTGGCGCACCAGACCAAGGACCGGCTGCTGGTCTACGCCTACACCCACGGCCTGGACCTGCACACCCAGACTGCCTCCCTGATCTATCGCGTGTCCGAGGACAAGGTGACCTCCGAGCAGCGGTCCATCGCCAAGAACTCCAACTTCAACCTCTCCTTCGAGGGTGGCCCCGGGCGGATCATGGACATGAGCGGGATCTCCCTCGAACAAGCCCAGAAGGTCTACAACGCCTGGCACGCCGCCTACCCCGGGGTGAGGAAGTGGGGCCGGTGGGTGAAGCGGTTCTGCTGGGACCACGGCTACGTGGAGACACTGTACGGACGCAAGCGGCGCCTGCCCGAGATCAAGTCCTCTGACAGCCGGGACCGCTCCTATGCGGAGAGGCAGGCCGTGAACCACCCCATACAGGGCACGGCGGCAGACATCGCAAAAATAGGGATCGTGCAAGTGCATGAAGCCCTCCGTGTTTTTCCGGCAGACCTCGTACTACAAATTCACGACGAGTTCGTCATCGAGGTGGATGAGCGCCTGGTTGATAGAGTCGTGCCGGTGGTGAAAAATGCCATGGAGAATATCTACCTGAAGGGACGTTCCGTCCTCGACGTCCCCCTCGAAGTGAACATCGCCGTGGGCAATAACTGGTCGGAGGCTAAAAGCTGATGTCTGACGCATCGTGGTGGGCGCGCAAGCTGGGTGGCGTCGTACCCCAGCGTCAACCTCCGTCAACCGAGCCCAGCCAGCCCCCCGGTTACCCAGCCAAGGCCGTACGGTGGCAGCCCCAGTACCCCCCGACCAGTCCACGCCAGGAGGTGACGGAGTGGGACCAGCCGGAGGGCAATGGCGACATTACCTACAACCGGGTGCGCGTTCAGGGCTTCGACAGCAAGGCGCCCCAGAGCGCAGGCCAGTCCGGTAGGTGCCCGGGGTGCGGCGGCTCGAACTACTTCCACCGGAAGGGTCCCATGGGCATGGAGGCGGCTCCCCTCTGCACTGACTGCGGGCACAACGGGGAGTTCTTCACCCAGAGCGGCACCCTGCTCAACGCCGTGGGGATGAAGTCGTCCGGCCCGGTGCAGTTCTCTCGCAGCGACAATGCTGAGGGGGCCAGCCGGTTCGAGGCTGACGCCAACCTCAACGGCACTGACTTCAACTGGAGCAATGTGAGATGAGCATACAATCATACGCCACTATCGAGACTCCCGGCACTGGGACAATCTTTATGTTCGCTGGAAGCACGGCACCAGCAGGTTGGCTGATGTGTACCGGACAAGCAGTCTCTCGTACTACCTACGCTGGCCTGTTCTCTGTCATCGGCACCACCTATGGCACGGGTGACGGCTCAACGACGTTCAACGTGCCTAATATCTCAGGACGCTTTCCGACGCAAGGGACCCCAGGCGCAACTGGCGGGAGCCTTGCACACGCACATCCACTTTCGAGCTATGGCTGGGCTCAGATCAGCCTGGAAGCAATAGCCTCTCCCGGGATCAACCTGACACAGGCCAGAATACCTGTAGCTAACTACACCCCATCCATAGGCACAGCAGTGCCCGTTACTCCAGGGGGCTACTCAGGTGCCGAGGGCGTAGCCACGCCCCTTGGTGGCAATACCGACAACAATGCGGCGATGACCCCACCGTACGTGAACTTGAGCTTTCTGATCAAGACGTAGATGCGACTCGTCAGACCCTGCCCTCGCCCATCCTGGTCGTACATCAAGAGCCTGATCATCAGCTACGGGCACGGACCAGTGCATGGACGTAGAGATCCACCTACCGCAGCAGAGGCGGAGGAGGAGCTCGGTGAGAAGCGGTTCACCTGTGAGCTTGAAGTAGCACGGTTGCTCTGGGAGCACTGGGGAGAGTGGGTGGACGGTCGCAAGCTAGAGGACGTTGGTGGCTCTGAGGGCAGAAGAAGGCAACGGGACGTTCGAGCCGCCCTAGAGGCCGGTAGCAACTACACCGTGAATAGAAGATCAGCAGGGGGTGGACCGTGGCAATACCGGATGTGGCGCCAACCAGAAGGAGAGAATAATGCCAGGAGGCAAGGACCCAGGCCCGTCGATCAAGAAGCCCAAGATGTACGAGGATCTGAAGAAGGAGGGCTACAGCAAGTCAAAAGCCGCCGCCATCTCCAACGCATCGGCCCAAGGCCCGAAGCGTAGGCACCAGATGGCGGAGAAGGCAGCGGATACCCGTGAGTCCGGGCGTAAGCCCCTGAGCAAGAAAGGCAAGGCCACCTGATGGCAACCAAGAAAAAAGAGCCATTTGGCGGAAAGCAGGCCACCCCCTTCGGCCAGAAGGAGGAGAAGAAGGACGACGCCAAGAAGAAGCCAGCCAAGAAGACCAGCAGAGGGAAGTAGCAGGAGAAAACCGACCAAAGAAGGAGAGACATGACCAGGAGAGTCAATAGGTTAGGCGTTGCACCTCGCGTAGCCATCGAAGTATCGGAGAACAGGATCGACAACGCTGCTAAATCCGACTCCGGGCACTGCATGATCGCTGACTCCATCAAGGAGCAAGTGCCTGGCGCCACCTATGTATCCGTGGATCTAGCAACGGTACGATGGAGTGATCCTAAGAAAGGGGAACGGTACGTCTACCTGACGCCTGTCGTCGCCCAGCAAGCCCTCGTCAACTGGGACTTCGGAGTACGCATCGAGCCGTTCAAGTTCACCTTGCGGAACGCCCAGGTGACTTACATGTGGCAAGGCTCAGGGGTTCGGCATCGTGCCACCAGAGAGGAGAAGCTGGCTGTTCTGGAGGCCAAGCTGGCTCGCGGGGATACCCTCACCAAAACCGAGAACCGCAGCCTTAAGCAACTGCGCCGTCCGCTGCCCCCGCCTAGACGATCCAGCCCTGGCAGGAAGACCGTGGATGTTGACAATCGTGGTGTCATACAAGTGAAGGGGGGGCACACTCCCCCCCGGGCCGTGCTATCGCATCTCCCAGGCAAGCGTCGGGTATTCGGGCTGCGGTTGCTCAGGCCACCAGTAGTGGACGATGGCAAGAAGAAATGACCAAGGCCGAAGCCATCACGGAGGTGATGGCGGAGATAAACAAGGAGCTCGGCCCCCAGACCGTGGTGTGGGGCAGCCAGCTTCACTACAACGAGGTGCCGCGCATCTCCTCTGGCTCCCTGGCCCTGGACGCCGCACTGGGAGGCGGGTGGACCGTCAACGCCTGGCATGAGATCTACGGCGACGAGAGCTCGGGCAAGACCACCATCATCCTCAAGACCATCGCCTGCCAGCAGGCCAAGGACCCCAACTGGACCGTGTTCTGGTGCGCCGCCGAGGAGTTCGTGCCCGAATGGGCAAGGGAGCTTGGCTGCGACACCGACCGCATCGCCGTCATGCAGACCAACGTCCTCGAAGAGGCTACCAATGCTGCCATCAGGATTCTTGAGTCACGCACTGTGGATGCCCTGGTCATCGACTCACTGCCTGCCCTATCGCCGGTAAGTGAGACTGAGGGCACCATGGACGATCAGCAGGTAGGGCTGGTGGCGCGCATGATGGGCAAGTTCTTCCGCAAGGCGTACACCGCTATGAAGCGGAGCCTGGTGGAGGCGGATCGCCCGGTGACGTGCTTCATCGTCAACCAGTGGCGGGAGCGCATCGGCATCATGTTCGGGGACCCCCGGACCACCCCGGGCGGGCGGGCTAAGAACTACTGGATGACCTCCAGGGTGATCCTCTCCAGGGACGAGTGGATCACCGAAGGGGAGCGCAAGAGCCAGCGCAAGACCGGGATCACCATCAAGGCTCTGACCAAGAAGAACAAGAGCTTCCCGCCCGAGCGGGTGGCCGTGTTCGACTTCTACTTCGACCACAACGAGCTACAGGTGCCGCCAGGTAGCTACGACCACGCCAAGGAGTTGGTGACGCTGGGCCTGTACTACGACGCCTTCAAGGTCAAGGGCAGCTACTACCACCTGGACGATGAGTCCTGGCATGGGCGGGCGGCGCTCGAAGAACAACTCAGATGGGACTTGACGATGCAGGAGAGACTGCGAGAAGCTATCCGTCAATACGCATTGAAGGGAAGACAGCCGGAGGAGGCACCCCACTCCCCCGGAGCGGCAGCCGCCGGGACTGCGCGACGTCTTACGAGGACCAAGAAGTGAAGGTGGGGCGGCGACTCCTGCTGTCACGACAGCAGGAGCGGAAAGGCATGGAACGGTTCGGAGGTGTCACGAACCCTCGTTCTGGTGCGCGTTGGGACCGTAAGAACGACGGTCGCAACAGCACCGAGCTTGTCGAGTTCAAGCGCACAGACAACCGGAGCTCCATCACGCTCCTCTACAGCGACCTCATCGGCCTCTACCGGCATGCAGTGGCAGAGTCTCGCCGCCCGGTTCTCGTCTTTGAGCTTGGTGGAAGGGACTGGGTCGTACTCTCAGAACCCGACTATCACGAACTGGTTGAGCGTCGACGCGAGCCTGGCCCTGACGGCGATCTACGAGCGAGCCAGGCCCGCCTGGATCGACCACGCAAAATGCCACAGCCTGTGCGCCACTGGGTCAACGAATCTGTTCTTCGCGGATCATCAGCACAACGGGCAGGTGCAAGAGGCCAAGAGCGTCTGCCTGGGGACCCACCCGGAGCATCCCGGTCAGTGTCCGGTCCTTCAGCAATGCCTCGACTACGCCCTAGAGAACGGGGAGAAGTGGGGCGTCTGGGGCGGGTGCAGCGAAAGGGAGCGCCGCCGGATCAAGCGTCAGCAACGTCAGACGTATCGTGATGCCGCCCTTGAGGCTGGCCAGATCATCAGCATCGAAGCGGCGCCCAGTGATCGATCAGAACCTGCGGGCGCTACTGGACACCAGCAAGCGACAGACCCGACTCCTTGGCGACGTACAAAGGTACTTATTGCAGCCTGGCGCCAACGACGGATGGCGGAACGATGCGCTGCATCCTTCTGAGATCAGCCACAACGACTGGTGCCCCCGGGCCAGCTACTACCGGCTGGCTGGCGTCCAGCCCCTGAAGGAGGCGCCTGCCACCCACTGGCAGATGCGGATGATCTTCGATGAGGGCACGGAGATCCACAGGAAGTGGCAGCACCGCATCTGGGACATCGGGCGCCTGGGCGGGACGTTCTACTGCCAGTCCTGCCACTTCGCCTGGGGCGCCGTGGCCCCCAGCGTGTGCGCCAACTGCGGCGCCACCCGGGAGTTCCTGCTCTACCACGAAGTGCCCCTCCTAGACCACAAGCTGGGCCTAGTCGGTCACGCCGATGGCCTGGATGGGGAGGACGTCATCGAGATCAAGAGCATTGGCCTCAACTCACTGCGCTTCGAGGCGCCCGACCTCATCAAGAACCACACCCACAAGTTCAACATCAACGGGAAATCTAGAACCTTTCTAGACTACGACGGCATCTGGGACTCCATTCGAATTCCGTTCGCCACCCACATCCGGCAGGGGGATTTTTACTGCTACATGGGTGGCTACAAGACGGTCATCTTCATCTACGAGTGCAAGTGGAACCAGAGGGTCAAGGAGCTCGTCGTCAAGCACCGAGTCGAGAGGATCGAAAGCCGCCTGGAGCAGTGCCGCCAGATCCGCTGGGCGCTCGATGGCCGAAGAATCCCTGACTGCCCATTCGATGGATGCACTGACTGCCAACGCTACGAGGAGCCGGATGCCCAACCCACAGCCCGAAGGCTTGTCCTCCGCTCGCCGCATACAACGGAGGCCACCCCTGGACCTGCACGAAACGGTTCTCAAGCTACGGGGCGCCGTCTACTCCGACCTGGGGCTCAAGGAGCCGGAGGCGCCGGACTTCGAGCTACCCCGGCTTGAGCTCGACATCGATGACCTGACCGACAAGCAGTTGATGAACCTGTTCGTCAGCTTCACCCGGTGGTGCGATTATTTTCAGAACCAGTTGGGGATAGAGGAGATCTTTGAGCATCATGCCGAAATGGAGGTCCGCAAGCTGGAGGGGCTGTTCCTCACACGCAATCGTCCTGAGAAGGCTTCGGAGGCCGTTACCTGGGTGCGAGCGCAAATGGAGACAGACCCGGACATTCGTAAGGCCAGGGACAATCTGCGGCTATACTACGCACGCAGGAAGCTGAAGCAGATGCTGTTCGAGTCAGCCGAGCGGGACGCCGCCGTGGTCAGCCGGGAGTTGACACGCCGCACCGATGCCAAGTCGCCTGGGTACCGACGAGCGGATCGAGGAGCGCCATGACTGACATGGTTCATCATCCAACCCACTACACCAGCCATCCCTCCGGGGTGGAGTGCATCGAGGTGGTGGAGCACTACAACTTCAACGTCGGCAACGCCATCAAGTACCTGTGGCGGGCGGGCCTCAAGGACGGCGCCGATCACCTAGAGGATCTCCAGAAGGCTGCCTGGTATGTCAACCGAGAAATAAGACGCGTCGGCGGAATTATGGGATGATGCTGAGATGGGTCGCAGCCAAGAGTTCAGCGATGCCCTGGATACTGCCCGCACGAACGTGATGAGCCGACTCGCCCGACACCAGAGCGAGATGGACCCCAAGCACGTCGAGATGATCGCGCAGCGCCACGCTGAGCAGCTTCACGGAGCCAGGAAGATGGAGGAGTGGAAGAGGGAGATGGGGTTGGCGTCCGTATGAGCGATATTTTTGTGGGGATAGACCCGGGTAGCAAGAATTGCGCCCTGGTGGCCTGGTCCCCGACCAGAGGGTTGATCACCACCTGGAAGCCCAAGGGCCAGATGCCCACCGGGGTCATGCGGCTACGCCGCCTGATGATCGACATCAGCAACGAGTTCGTCAAGCTAGCTGCCCTTGACCAGGGCGGCGAGGTCAAGATGATCGCCATGGAGGCGTACTCCATGGCCGAGAAGTACGGCCAGCACGCCTCCGGGGAGGTGGGCGCCACCATCAAGCTCACCGTCCTGGCCCAGTTCTCCAGTGATGACCGGCGGGCCTTCCCCGTCCTGGTGGCCCCTCAGCAACTGAAGAAGTTCGCCACCGGCAACGGCAACACCAAGAAGGAGTTGATCACCAAGGAGGTGCTGAAGCGGTGGGGGGTGGACTTTGACGACTCCAACATCGCAGAGGCGTACGTCCTGGCCCGCATCGCCCACGCCGTGGAGGCCCGCCCGGACGGCCTGACCCAGTTCCAGAAGGACGTCGTGACCGCCCTGGACGGTCGCACGGAGTGGATCGCCATCCCTCAACGGCGCCTGGTCAGGGTCGGATAGCTCCCCGGCCCTAGCATTGGCCCATGCCAGACATGAGAAAAGTTGGGCATGCCATCCGGCGACGTATGGGCGCTCCCATGAGTCACCTGGGGATGGCCGAGCAAGGAGCGAGCATGACCGGAGCATGGCAACGCCCACCCGCTGGGCAAGCTGCCTTGGGAGAGGCTGAGGCAACCTCCCGAGGAGCGGGACAGGTCCCCATCGCCGGGGGTCGCGCAATGATGCACTCGAAGGGCCACCTCAAGGGGGTCCCTGACGTCTATGAGACAGGCAGCGACACCTACGGTCGTGGGGCCGGTCCTCCTCTGGGGGACAACAGCGCCTTCGCCAGTGGAGTGGGCGCCGGAGTCCAAGCCGAGCCGCACCCACCCCGGGGCCGGTTGTCGCCGGGGGAGTCAGCAGGCGCCCGCCTGACGGTGTCGCCGTCCATGAAGATGCCGGAGCAGTCGCCCGTCCCCACCCAGGGGGGTGGCAGGGTGGTGCCCTCGACGCCGAGCCGTCAAGGCTCCTTCGGTCAGGGACAACAGGAACAGTACGGTGGCTGAGGGCCGGGGAGGAACCTGGGGTCCGGGTCCGGCGCCAACGAACATCGGCACGGGTGCCGGTGGCTACGAGCAGGCCGATCAGCCGCAGGCCAGCAAGGAGCCGCACGGCCCCACCTACAACATGGTGGTGTCGCAGAAGGCGCCCACCCTGGCGGCTGACCCCCAGGATCCCCACTTCCTGGGGCAGTTGATGCCGGTGTCCCACTCCCGCTCTGACGAGGTCAAGGGCTTCTTCAACGCGCAGTCAGTCACAGGATGACCGGTCGCCCACCGGTCGCCCCTGAGGTCCGGTTCTGGGCGAAGGTCACAAAAACCCGATGCTGTTGGATCTGGACGGCTCGCCGTGACCGACATGGATACGGCTACTTCGGATCGAACAGTGCCGGGAAGATGGTGCGTGCCCACAGATGGGCCTGGGAGCAAGAACACGGTCCCATCCCTGAGGACATGACCATCGACCACCTCTGCAACAACAAGTCCTGTGTGCGCCCCAGCCACATGCGGGTCTGTACTGCCCAGGAGAACCAGGCTCGCTACTACCGTGAGCGCACCCACTGCTCGAACGGACATTTCGTACCGGAAAAAGATCGGGGGAACGGCAAGAACTGCAAGACGTGTTCAGCAGTGAAGTCGCGACGTTGGCGGGCACAGCACCCTGGTTCTGACAGCCGCCCAAACAGTCGCTACCGGAAGGCGGGGTAGCCCATGCCCCGAGGGACGTTTACCCCTTGGCAGTACTTGCCACCGTTCAACATGGGCGCGCCCGGGAACGCCAACACCGTGGGTGGTGGGGGCGGGATGGGGCCGTACTTCCGAGATGCCCTAGAC